TTTTTTCTTTTATGATATATTAAGGTTCTACGCTTTCCTATGTATTAACAGTATATCCAAATTTTCAATTCTTTAATCTTTATATCTTTTAAATATCTTTTAAATATTTATATTATACATTATCTATTATATATCCATTTTATATCTAAAATATATTTCACCGCTCGGTCTTGAACTTAATCTCTTCATTCTTTCGTTCTTAAGTTCAATCTCTCGCCAGTCGCTCCATACTTCGCAATTACGCTTTTTATTGCACACCCATCTTTTTAAACATATCGTAAGAAGCTTGTCTAACTATCTGATTATCAAACATCAACAATCCCTTTTTAAATGCTCTTATCATTTTAGATAGGTAAACCTCATTTTTATAATTATTAACCAAAATTTTATTTTCATCCATATCTTCTTTCGTTAACACAAACGATTTTCTAGAAGAGGGGTCGTAATCCTGACTCAAGAACATATAATCACTTTTCGTATCAACCCACATGCCCATAGTAAAACCTTTATATGTAATGTTACAAAAATGAATACTTGTTTTAGCTCTTTTCATGATAAATGTCTGAACATCATGTGTGAATTCGTTATCAAGTGACATTCTACCATATTCTAACTCACTAATCATAGCACCGAATCTAGTCTTAATGCGTTCCTCTTTAAAATCAGCACCATCAGGTATTTCAAGAACTGTATGTTTATAAGGATAGAATCTTTTAAACTTTCCATCCTCATTCGGCTCAGGTAAAATATTAAAATACAAGAACCACGGATTAACTACAGACACCGAGTTACTTAAACAAACACATCTAAAGTTGTCACGATTACGAATTACAGTATCTATAATATTTAGAAGACTTTCTACACAGTTAGGAGGATACCCAACATTATCTTTCTCACGAATAAACTCATCAAATAATATCGTCTCAACATTAGGGAATGAATTACCTTTAAAACTTTGCCAAGCACTTAAAGGAACAGCAAACCCAGCAACTTGCCCATCTATATAAAACTCTTTCCCTTTAACCTCAAATTTATGATCAGGAAATTCTTGACTAACATCATTAAATAATTGAGAAATCTTTTTTAACTCTGTTTTGTACATTCTCAAGTAAATAAATTGCGCACCTGTTTTTAAGAATCTATTAATAATATATTTTTTCATAGCATAAGTCTTACCTATACCCCTAGAAGCAATAACGAAGCTTATGATTCTGTTATAACTCAACATTTGTTGTGGATTATAATATAAATCTTTTAACTTATCTTTTTCTAATTTATTTTTTACTTTTTCTTTTTTACCTTCTTTTTTAATCTTTTGTTGTTCTTCAAATTCAAACAAAGTCAAGTTTTCCATAACAGAACCACGCTCCTTTTTATGATTGTTTCACATGAAACATTTAATTTTTATCGATTTCTTTTAATCTTTTCAGTTCTTCTAACTTACACAAATCCATTATCTAAACGAACCCCACTTACTCACTCGTTCTCCGTTACTCGTTTCACCACTAGCAATGTAAGTACCATCTACACCTTTTAACCAAACATATCCATAAGCTTCATAGCCATACGAATTATACGTGTATTCGCCACCATCCGACAGCGTTCGAATATGTTCACTATTCACACTAGGTTCTTTACGAACTTTAATCGCTCTATCAGTAGTAAAAACACCATCCTGTTTCGTAAACCAACTAGAATCATATGCGCTTTGTTCTTGACTTTGACTTTGATTTTTTTCTTGTTCTTTCATAGGTTTCAACATCAATTCTGTTTCAGCTTTACGTCTACGAATCAATCCTGCATACGGTTTCCCACCTGCATTAACAAACAAATTCATAATTCTTGATGCTTCATTCCAATTACCCGAATTAATAGCATCCAATAGATTTCTATTATTTCTAAAAATATGACTACCTAAATTGAAAGCAAAGCTACATAACGCATCATACTGGTTTTGGTTCATATCACCCGTTAAATCTCTTTTTGGAACTTCCATATGCGAATCTAAATCATTTGCTAGTAATTGCTCCGCTTTTGATTGGCTAATAACATTGCCACGATAAGCATATTGTTTTTGCGTGTTACCATAACCAATTGTCCAAACACCAACAACATCTTGATAAGCTTTTAAATAACAACCCTCAAAATGTTTAACTAAATCAACACCAACTTTAGAAACACTCATATCTCTAGCTTTCATTATTTCCTCTCCTCCATTTTCTCAATTACAACAGTTAAATCTGTTATTGCTTCCTTGACCCCATCCAGTGTGCTTGTTACTTTTGTCATCATGAACACTGCTACGAATATAGGAAAACCAACCTGGCTAATAAATGGCACTAATTGCTCCACCGAATTCACCTTCATTCTTTATTATTTTTATTTAAATTTTCCACCAAACTTAGGTCGTACTCTATCAAAGTTTAATAGCCAATCTTCATATTGCTTCATTTTATTTTTCTCTTCTTCTTTACCTGTGTTATCTCCACCACAACTATTTATCGAACCATCCCCAGTGGTATATAATTGCAAAACCCTAGCATAGTGAAAGTTTCCACCATTTAAATAGCGCCACGGGTAACCAATTTCTATCGCTTCCGGTCTGTTATAAGCAATTTTTATACCAGTCGTATTACCCAAACTAGGGGCAACAACTGTTCTAGAATATTCTATTGATAGCTCAAGTGTATGAATTTTACCTCTTTTACTTATCCATTTCGCATAACCAATACCGTAGTTATATTGCTGAAAAGCTGTCCACATATCACACCCATATTGTAGGGTCGTATCTAGTGATTCTTTAAAGTGTTTTACCCCTTGCCTAATACTTGCTACTGGGTCTTTAATTGCATTCATCGGTAATCCGGCCGATTCAGAACTTTGCATTGGGTCGCCACCTGCACCACCTGATTCAACCATCATAATCGCAAGTAATCCTGGAACAGCATCCATTCCAACACCTTGAGCTTTACATTCAGATTCTATTTGAGATCTATAACTTCTAACTTTAGCATTAACCCTTTCATTAATGTCAAATGTTCCATTACCACTATTACTAGGTGGTTGACAAGTACCATTATCAATACCTGTTTGGTCGTTCGTAGTAGCCCATGCATACCCAAAATTAACGACTATCTCAGTATCATTTACAAAGAAAGCTTCCCAGTTATGTACCGCATTAGATTTATCAAACACAGAACCATTCATAACTTCTATATGTAAGTGGTCACCAGTTGCAAATCCCGCTGTACCAGTTTGACCACACTTTTCACCTTGTTTTCTTTTTGTTCCAACTGGATATGCACTGTGATTATTGTCATGCCAAAACATATACACCATTCTTTTTGTTCCCGAAGGGGTATTGACTTCATTATCTGTTGCCCACATTGTCCCTGCACTCCCTGCATTAACAACAGTCATATCAGCAGGGGCATAATACCACGCTCTTTTTGTTCTAACACCAGATTTTGTTAAATGGATATAATCAATTGCTTTCGCTTTACTATGTGAGAAATCACCAGATTCACCTTGTGTTATATACATAACATCCATGGGGAACATGGAATTTTGTTTTCCATTTGCCCCCACAGACTTTTGTCCCTCTTTCATCGCACAATCATATAACCTAGTGTTGTACTATCAAACGGACAAGGGTTTTTCCATCTGATTTTGAATCCAGTAGTTGTTTTTGCAGGAATCCAAACACCACCGTGGTCAAACATTAACCCAACAAGAACATCATACGAACTATCCTTTTGTTTTAACGCTTCGGGTAACACAACGTCAAATTCAGTTGCATTTATTGGTACTGGATACCTTTGTGTCGGATTGGTTGAATCAGTTCTCACATTATTGTAAATCATACCTATGTTACCGTGACAATATTGAAGCATCCAATAATAGTCTTTACCAGGTGGAACAACATAAGCGGAAATTGCACCATCTACTAAGTCATTACCAGTAATATAGTAATCAATCCAAGTTTTATCTGTATCCATATGCAATGAATAACTAACTGTAGATGAAC